CCTCGCGGTAGAGGAACATGACCACGTCGGCATCCTGCTCGATGGACCCCGACTCGCGAAGGTCAGCCAACTGCGGCCGTTTGTCGTCTCGGCGCTCGACTTCACGACTAAGCTGCGAGAGCGCGATGACGGGCAGCTCCAGATCCTTCGCCAGAGCCTTCAAGGCTTGCGTGATCTTGGTGACATCCTGCACGCGGTTGTCGCTGCGGCGGCCATCATCGACGGTGACGAGCTGGAGATAGTCGACGATGAGCAGCTTGATCCCGTGCCGGCGCTTCATCCGCCTCGCCCGCGTAGCGAGGCGCGCAATCGAGAGTCCCCCGGTATCGTCGATGTAGAGCGGAAGCTGCCCGATCTCGCGGGCGGCGGTGTGGAAGGCCTGGAACTCGTGAACCTTGACCTCGCCGCGGCGGATGCGGTCGCCTGAGACGCGCGAAGCCTCGGCGGCGAGGCGCGTGATCACCTGCTCGCCGTCCATCTCGAGCGAGAAGACGCCGACGGACTCGCCATCCCTCGCCACGCTATAGGCGACGTTAAAGGCGAGCGCGGACTTTCCCATCGAGGGCCGGCCGCCGAGGATGATCAGGTCCGGCTTGTGCAGGCCGCCAAGCTTGGCGTCGAGGTCGGCAAGGCCGGTGGAGAGACCGGAGAGGCCGCCGTCGCGGCTGAAGGCCTCGTTGGCGGTCTGGATTGCCGCCTCGGCGTACTCGGAGGCGGAACGGTCGCCGGCTCCGCCGCCACGCTCGACGATATCGAACAACTTGGATTCGGCCGCCTCGATTTGCTCGAAAGGGTCAGCCTCGTTCTCAGGGTCGGCGGCCGCGGTGCTGATCTCGCCGCCGAGGAAGATCAGGTCTCGCCGCAGCGCCAGCTCGTAGATACTCCAAGCGTAGTCGGCGGCGTGAACGGACGGCGGGCTGCGGTCGACCAGGTCTGCCAGGTAGCGGACGCCGCCCAGTTCGACGAAGGCTTCATCTGCCGAGAACCGCTCGACGAGCATGATCGGCTCGGCGAGGCGCCCGGCGCGGACGTGCTCGCTCACCGCCTGGAACAGGCGGGCGTGGAACGGCTCGAAGAAGTGCCGCGGCAGGAGCTTTTCGGTGATCCGCTCCAGGGACGCGTTGTCGAAGAGCAGCGCGCCCAGAAGCGCCTGCTCGGCTTCCAGGTTGTGCGGCGGCGCGGTCGGCTGGTTAGAGCGCGTCAGATCGAGGGCGGGCGTGAGGGTCACGCTTAGGCCGCCTCGCCTTCATCCAGCCACGCTGCGACTTCTTCACCGTCTTCCAGCGCGCGCATGTTCGCGACCGCCTGGCGGAAATAGGAGGCCTTGATCTCCGCGCCCATGCCGCGCCGGCCCATCTGGACGGCGACGTAGAGCTCGGAACCGATGCCGGCGAAGGGCGAGAAGACGACGTCGCCGGGATTGCTCCAGAGCTGCACACAGCGGCGGATGGCGGTGAGCTGCAGCGGCGCGATGTGGCGCTCGTCTTCCTCGGCCCTGGCCGCGCGATGGGAGAGAACGTCGGACTGAACGATGTCCATCCAGACCGGCTCGGCGTAGCGCTGCCAGACCTTGACGCTGTAACTGTCGGCGACGTGCCCCCGCTCGCCGTCCGGCTTGGTCGGCGGAAGCGTGCTGTCGGCGCCGTAGTAGGCCTCGAACTCGCCGGCTACCGGATCGGCGTTCTCGCCCGGCTTCCGGACCGTGACCATGTAGTCGGCGATCGCCATGCGACTGAGCGCCGAGTCCTTGACGATCTGCTTGTGCAGGAGGCCGATAGCCTTGGTCCGCTGCATCGCGGCCACCGGGTCTTTCCGGATCAGCACCTCGGAGTGGTAGATCAGCCCGGCGTCCTGGTGGGCCTTGATGATCTGGCCCCGAAAGTCGCGGAGGCCGATGAAGCCGTCCCGCGTCTTCGAGGTCGGAAGCTGCATGCAGTGGATGGTCATCAGCCGGCCGGGCTTCAGCGCCTGCGCCAACTCGGCGATCAGGAAGCGATAGTGGGTCCAGAAGGTCTCGTCGTCGGCGCAGTTGGAGAGGTCGCGCGGGTCATCGGAGAACGTGTAGAGGCTCTGGAACGGCGGGCTGTAGATCACGTAGTCCAGCGACCCGTCCGGGAGACCCCGGACTACGTCGATGCAGTCGGCGTGATAGAGCGTCCAGCCCTCACCGGAGACTTGGTCGACGACCTTCGGCGCGCTCATGCGGCGGTCAGCCATGCGGGAATCTCCATCTGCTGGTTGGCGGCGTAGGTGGACGTCTGGATGCGGCCACCGAGGACGGCGCGGCGGGTGAAGTCGCGCATGTGATCGGCCATCGCCGCCTGCATCCGCTCGAAGTCGCGCTCCTTGCGGTCCTGGTTGGCGACGACGGCGCCCTCCAGCTCGGAGGCGATCATGTAGGCGTCGACCGGGTGAAGCTGCCCGAATCGCCAGAAGCGGCGGATGGCTTGGTAGACCTGCTCGAAGCTATCGTTGAGACCGACGAAGGCGGTCGCGTGGCAGTGCTGCCAGTTCATCCCGAACCCGGCGACTGAGGGCTTGGTCACCAGGTCTTTGATCTCGCCTTTGCTGAAGGCGACGAGCTTGCGGCGCTTCTCCTCCCGAGGCTCCGAGCCGGCGATCTGCACGGCTCCGGGGATAGCGCGGACGAGCGCGTCGGCCTCGTCGTTCAGGTTGCACCACAACACCCAGGGCTGATCGGCCGCGCTACGGACGAGGTCGGCGGCGTAGTCGACCCGTTGCGGGAGGCTCTGGCGGCGAGCGGCGAGGCGCTCGGCCATCGTCTGCGCCTCGAATTGGAAGAGCGCCCCGTCCGGGGGTCGATGCTCGACCGGGACCGTGATCTGGTGCTTGCGGAGCGGCGGGAGATCGTATCCCGCCTCCTCGAAGCCCAGGTCGGCCGGGCTCTGGATCATCACGCTCCAGGAGGCGACCCAGGCCCAGAAGTCGCGCTCGGCGTGGCGCTTCAGCCTCCAGCCGTCGCTGGCGCTTCCCTCGTTCGCGCGGATCGCGCCGTCGTGGACGAAGTACATGGCGAGCATTTCCTTTGCCCGCATGACGCCCAGGAACTCGGCGTGCTGGCCGATCTCGGTCCAGTCGTTCGGTGCCGGCGTCGCTGTGGCGCAGAGCCGGTAGGGAACGCGAGCGCAGGCCTCGGTCAGTTGGGCGCGGGTCTTGCCGTCGTGCGCCTTCAGGATGCCGCTCTCGTCGAGCACGACCCCGCCAAAGGCCTCGAAGTCGAACTTGTGGCGAAGGTCGTAGTTGGAGACGACGATCGGGGTCTTCGCCTCCTCCTGGCTGGCCGCGTAGGCGACGCCATCGATGTCGAACTTCTTCGCCTCATCGACGATCTGCTCGGCCACCGCGAGCGGGGCCTCGATGAGGACGGGCTTCTTCGTCTCCCCCCGCACCTCTTGAGCCCAGGCCAACTCCTGCACGGTCTTACCGAGCCCCGTGCCCTCGAAGAGCGCGGCGCAGCCGCGGCGCAGCGCCCAGCCGGTGATCGCCGCCTGAAAGGCCTTCATCTTCTCCGGGAGGCGGTCCGGCTGGACATCGAATCCGACAGCCGCCGCGGCGCGCGCCTTGTTGGCGAGGAACTCCTGGTAAGCGTCGCTCATGCCGCCTCCCGGTCGTCTTTGCGCTCGTCGTCTTCGAGATCGGTTCCGGCTGCGTCGAGGTCGTCGAGCCAGCCGATGGCCTCCTCGGCGATGTACTCCAGCCAGGCGCGGAGCAACGCTTCTTCGCGCCTGGTCATGCCGCGTTCTCCAGCGGCGCGGCGACGAGCAGGACCGGCACCTCATGCCAGCGGCCCGGATAGCGCGGGCTCTCGTAAGCACAGCGGGCGACGAAGCCGTTCTCGGTCAGCTCCAGCTTCGCGTGCGGGCGGAAGAGCGCGTTGTTCAGGCGAAGACGGACGATCTCCGCGGCGCCGGCCGGGTTGGCGGCGGCGACCACGATCTCCATTGGAATAATCCAGCGGGGGCCCCTCATGTGCGCGCCCGCCGCTTCGGACGCGTCCCGCGCGGGACGGAACGCAGGTGGTGCTCGTGCGCCAGGCCCGCGAGGAGTTGGGCGGTGGGGCCGTGGCCGCACACCCTGGCGTAGTCGCGGGCGTCGTCGCGGATGTCCTGCTCGATGACGGCTGGATCACGCGGCGGGTCGCCGGGAAAGAGACGGGCGACGGCTCTCATGCGGCGCGCCGCAGGACGATGACGTTGGGGTCCATGACCGCGGCCGGAGCCGGCGGCGGCGGGCAGGGATAGACCCGCTCGTGGTGGTGAGGGCAGAAGGACGATCCCGGCTTGGTCGTCTCGGCGCAGAAGAGCGTCGAGGCCGTCGCCTCTTCGGCGGTTGCCTGCAGCGGCCAGCGACACTCCCGGAAGCCGATCTCGGCGAGCGTCTTGCCGAGGTTCCTGCGCGGGCCGGGCTCGGCGATCTCGACCAAGTCCTCGGCGAACTTCGTCGATCCCAGCGTCGGCGTCGTGAGGCCGCCTCCCCTGGGAAGGTGGATGTCTGGGGCGCCGTCCGGCCGCGAGGCCGCCTTGAGCACCAGCCCCATCCGGGACCTCTTGCTCATGACCTGGTTGTAGGTCTTGCCCAGGAGCTTGGCGCTCTTGCGGACGCTGACCCCTTCGTGGAAGTGTCGCCTCAGGGCCTTGACCACTTCGGCCGGCCAGAGCGCCGTGACGCCTTCCTCCTCGATCTCGTCGACCATCACGCGGCCCTCGCGAAGCTGGATTCCCGGAAGCTGACCCAGGCCGCGAGCCCGTCGAGCGGGTGCAGCGCCTCCTGGCGGTAGGCGCGGGCAGCGTGGGCGGTGCAGTAGGAGCGTGGCCCATCCGGATCGATCGGCGCGCCGCAAGCGAGCGCGTCAGCGGTTCCGAGATCCTCGGGCGCATCGATGGGCCAGGCGCACTGGCAGGGCGTCCGGAGGCGGAAGGCGACCGGCGCGGCGTTGGCTGGAAGGTTGTCTCCCATCGGCGGCAGCTTCGTGCCTTTGCGCACGCCAGCGGATGGCGGTCGCGGCACGAAGCGGATCACCCGCTCCTGGCGTTTCGGTTTTGTTCCCTGAGCAGGAAGACCCCGCGCCTCGGCGCAGGCCTGGCGGTGCAGAGCGATGGCCTCCGGCGTGCGGCGCCAGCTCTGCCGGCGCGCCATTCCGATCACCATGTTCTTGGTGCAGCCGTCACCGACCTCGGCTGCGATCTGTCGCGCCGTCCGGCCTCGTTCGACCCAAAGCGCGCGACAGGCCTCCAGGTTCTCGCCGGTCCAGAAGTCGGACGTCATGCCGGGAACTCCATGAGGGGTGATCGGATTTGGCCTGGGACCGCGGAGCGGACGCTCACGGTGACGGCGCCGCCCTTGACGGTCTCGCCGGTCCACGCTGCGAAGATCGACTGCGCCATGCGGTCATCATCGGTGACGCCGACCTGGCTAAGGGCGTCGCTTAGCGGCTTGATCAGGTTGTCGATGTCGCGCTTGCGCCGGTCCGGCGCGGCGACGTGGATTTCGAGGTGGTACGGGCCTTCGACGCGGGCCGGGCGCTGGAAGAGCGCCTCCTGGGCGGCGTGCTCCAGCCAGTCGCGGTAGGCGGCGCTCTTGATCGCCCGGCCGTTCACGTTCCGCCAGAGGCGGTTCGCGGACGGCGGATAGGGCAGCGAGAGAATGACGGGAGCGGTGTCCATCACTCGGACCTCTGCGCGGCGAGGATGGACTTGCGCGTCTGGCAGGAGACCTTGCCAGGATCGGTCGAGGTCGAGCCGCGCGGTTCCCGGCAGGCCGCGCCGGCGCGGTCGCCGCTCCAGACCCGGAAATGGATCGCCGCGCCCCTCACCAGCCGCGTCCTCGGAAGCCGCCGTTGTTGATGTCCCGGATCGTCAGGACCGCCGGGCGCCCGAACTCCCTCGCCCAGGCCGCGAGCGCCTCTACCCCCCCCCTGTTCGGCGCGATCGAGCCTCGCCGCCGCGTCCTCAAGGACTACGCTGTTGCGTAGGTTCGGCTCACGCGAGCCGCTGAAACCAGCGAGCCTCGGCCGTTCTTTCAGGCAAGCATCATCGGCCATGTGTCGCTCCATGTTTCGCGGCCAAGAGGGCCGGCGGCGAAACCCCGATGGGGCCGCGCCTATGTGATCTGAAGGTCTGGCAGCACGCGCCTCATCGGCGCGGGACGCCCCCCGGTGGAAGTGCGGTTTCGGGCCGATGCTCACTGGGGCCCGGCCCGGCGCCCCTACTCCCGATGATCCGCGCCGGCCTCTGCAGGGGCCGGTTGCGGGACGTTGCTACTCAGAGCGCGGCTGCCGCGCTCGCCTGATCGCCGTAAGCTCGGCGACGGCCACTCGGCGGTGAAACGCGAATGCCAAGCGCTCCACGATGGACAGGAACCAGGCCGCCAGGGTCCTTCGGCGCGCCGCGGGCGGAACGCTCCCGCTCGAGGCGCGCATGGAGGGCGGCGGCTTCGGTGAGCCGCTGTTCAATCTCGTTCTCCCTGGCGGTGATGGGGTCGGCGCCGACGACTGGCGTCATGACGGCCTCGACGAAGTCCCAGCCGTAGGCCGCGGCGATCTTGTCTTCGAGCCGCCAGCCGATGTTCCTGTCGTTCAGGAGGCGTTGAACGTCGCGCTTGTCGGCGCCGACCTTGAACGCGAACTCCCCGGCCGACATGCCGGTTTCCACGAGCAGCCGCGCGACCCAGTCGGCCACGCGCGCGCCTCGCTCGGGAAAGTTGTGAATCCTAGCCATGAACCCCGTCTCCACCTCTGCAAAAAGCCTCGCCGTAGACAGACGGGACGAGGTTGCACGTGAAGCGGAAAGCCGGACCTGGGACGCGACTGCCATCGCATCGAAGGCCGGCGGCTGGGCCGGTGGTTCGGGATGCCCGACCTGGGCTCTTCGGCTTTGAGGCGCCCCGGGTCACCATCAGGATGCGGCCTTCTCGGGAAGAACCGCGGCGAGCCTATCGAGCGTGACGAGCTGCTTGCTCGTCCAGCCGCGCTCCGCCCAGGAGCGCGCGGTGGTGTAGGGAACGCCGGCGCGGCGCGCGTAGTCGCGCACGCCAACACGCTCGGCCTCCACCTTGATCGCCTCCATGGTGTCGCAAATCACCGCCATGCCGAATCGTTACGATAATTCGTAACTCGGTGCAAGCGGGTTGCGAAACCGCGCACTTCACGGAACTGCGATGCTCAACGACCTTGCCCTCTCCATGCGCGAGACCGATCAGCGGCGGCAGGCCTTCCTGTCTTGGATGAAGGCCCATGGGCTGAAGGTCCCGTCCGTTGCCCGCAAAGCCGACGTGCCGTCCTCGACTCTCTACAGCTACGTGAGCGGAAAATCGGCCAGTCTGGCGGGTTCCACCGAGGCGCGAATCGCCCAGGCGTACACCACAACCGTTCACGCGATATTCAGCGGTGAGGAACGAAGCTTTGGCGTTGGTGTCTTTGGAAAGATCGGCGCCAAGGCGGACGTTTACCCGGTGAACGACTTTGAGTCGGAGCCTATGTACGAAGTCCCGCTCCCCCCGACGGTCGACCCGGAGGCCGAGTACGTCGCCTTTGAAATCGACGGCCTTTCCATGCCTCCGGCGCTTCCGGGCTGGGTCGCGGTCTTCCGCCGCGCCGAGGTGCCCGTCGAGGATCTTCTCAACTCGGTCTGCATGGTCGACCTCGAAGATGGCCGCCGACTCTTCAAGCGCTTGCGCCGCGGCTACGAGCCCGGCCGCTACAACCTCGAGAGCTGGGATGGCTCGCCGCTGATCGAGAACGTCCGCATCGTCGCCGCCCTCCCCTTCGCCGCGCTGACGCCAGGCCGCAGCGCCCGCTAGCCGCTTAGCCCGAATCAGAGAGAGGCATCCGCCGTCAAATACGGCGGGCCGAATGCGCCTGGATGTGCGGCGTCAGGTCGCAGATGTGCCTCCCCGACCGCTCGCGTGTGAAATATCGCAACGCCTTGAACGGCCAGAAATTGCGAAATCTCGCACTTTCATGTTGCAAGTTACGAAATCTCGTATATCTTCGCCCTACCAAATCAGGGGGGCGATCCCATGGAACTGCAAACCATCACGACGGCGCCGGTCAAGGTCGCGCCGCTCCGCGGTTCCCCCGCACTCAACGCCCTCAACGAAGCCCGCGAAGACTATCAGTCCGAAGCGCGCGAGGCTTATGAGGGCGTCACCGACACTGGTCTGAACGACGACGAACTGGCCCTGACCCGCATCGGCGGCCTCCTCGCCAAGCTGGCGCGGGCCGTCGTCGAAGAGGGCCCGGCGCTCAACTTCCCGCCGCCGCGCTACGACGCGACCGGCGCCTCCTACCCCATCCGGCCGAGCCTCAGCGATCTGATCGAAATGCTCGGCGACGTCATCGCCGATGAACTGCCCGGGTGCGGCGCGGTCGTCCGGGCGCAGGCCCGCATGGAAGCCGGGCTCTAGCCATGGCCTTCGGCGACTTCCATCCCGAGCGCGGCGCCGAACTGGGCGCGGCCACGCTGGCCGGCCACGTCCGGTCCCGGAGCCGCGAGCTGCGCGCCAGCGACCTCTCCGACCTCCTGACGGACCTCGCCCACCTCGCCGAGCGCGAGGGCTGGGACTTCGGCGCGTTGGCCGAGGGCGCCATCTACAACCGCGAGCGCGAGGTGAAGGACGCCTTCCCGCTCGCCGCCTTCCGGGAGGCTGCGTGATGCCCGGGCACACGCCGGCGCCCTGGGTGGTGAGCCGACATGGCGGCGCCATCTTGGGCGGCGAGGTCCACGACTTTGCGCGCGGGTCTGGGCAGAGCCAGGTGGCCGTGGCCACGATGGACGCCGTTTCATCACCCGAGGAACGCGACGCCAACGCCCGCCTAATCGCCGCCGCGCCCGATTTGCTGGCGGCGGCGGTCGCTCTCCGCGACGCCCAGCGCGCCTACATGGCCGACCGGGGCAATGAGAGCTTGGGACGAGCAGTCGGAGAGGCCGCGGCGACACTGGATGTCGCCATCTCCAAGGCGACCGGCCAATGACCGACCGAAGCGCCCGCCGCGAGGTTAGAAACCCAGTCCTCGCCCTTCCGTCGATTGGCGATCTGCAGGCGCTCGATCTTCCCGTCCGCAAGGCGCTGCGTGGCGTCCTCGGCGACCTAGCGAGAGACGCCGCTGAGCGGGCGCAGTCCAGCTGGCGATCGAACAAGGCGCCGATGGCCGCCTACTGGAAGGCGGTCAGCGTCTACGCCAAGCACGTCCGGGCGGCGCTGGCATGACCGCCGGCTCGCTCTATCACGCGGACAAGGTCGTGGCTGACCGCCTTCTGGCGGCGTCGGGCATCCTGCGTTTCCCCGCACGACCAGCGCTGCTCGCCGGCTGCGAGCATGGGCGCATCTGGATCGACAACGGGATCGGCGGTCGGGACTGGCCGTCGAACGGCCAGGCGAAGGAGACCTTCACTCGCCACTGCATCGCCGTCCTCGACGCTGTCAGGGCGCGGGAGCCGGACGCGGAGGCCTACCATCGCCGGTTCGAGGACGATCTCCGCGCCGCCTTTGACGCCCGCGACGAATATCGCGGCCAAGGCCCGCTCTTCGGGGCGGTCGCATGAGCCTCGCCCTGGTCTACGGCGCGCACGAGGGCGCGGTCTGGTCCCTGGACGACCAAGGCCGCCCGCTCGCCCGGCTTGAACTGAGCGACGCGGTCGCCAGGCGCAGCCGGTTCCTCGATCGCGCGGTCCGTCTGATCGGCGCCGACGAGATCATGAGCGCCCAAGCCGCCGCCGGCGTCGCCGACGAACTCCAGGCCGCCATCGCGGCCGTCACCTCAACCCATCGGGGGAACTGAGACCATGGCCAAGGCCAAGACCAAAACCGCGCCGTCCGGCGATCTCGCGCCTTCGGGCCAGCCTTGGGCCTATGGGGTCCGAACCTGGGCCAGCGACGGAACATCGCACGATGGCCGCTTCAAATGGGACCTGACGCCGGGCGCGCGGACCGAAGCGCCGGATTGGCGGTCGACGGCGGAGTGCGGCCACGGGCTGCACTGCAATCGCGACGGCTGGGGCGACTGGGCTCTTCTGGACCTCAGCATCCCCGACAAGATCGTCGGCATCGTCCGGTTCGATCCGTTTCTCTCGGTCGAGATCGACGACGGCGAGAAGACCAAGGCGCCCTGGATGGAGGTCGTCATGACCTCGCGGGAAGCCTCGGCCGGGGCGATCTATGGCTTCATCGCCACTCACTGGCGCAAGCGGCTGACCGACATCCTCGCCGCGGCCGGCCCTCTCACCAAGACCGCGACTGGCGACAGAGGCCACGCCGCCGCGACTGGCGACAGAGGCCAC